ACATTGCGTTCGATCCGTGGAATGCGACCGACCTCGTCACGCGGCTCCAGGAGCAGGACGGGTTCGACTGTATCCCGATGCGGCAGGGCTTCGCGAGCCTGTCCGCCCCGACGAAGTCACTCGAAAAGGCCATTCTCTCGCGCACCCTGCGCCACGACGGCCACCCGATTCTGCGGTGGAACATCAGCAACGTGTCGGTCGAAAGCGATCCGACGGGGAACCTCAAGATCTCGAAGAAGGTGTCCACCGAACGCATCGACGGCGTGGCGGCGCTCGTCATGGCGGTCGATCTCATGGAGCGGAACCGGCACGCCGTGGAGCCGAGTTACCAGATGTTTGTGCTAGGTGGGGGCGCATGAGTCCACAGGTGAATCGCCGCGGCCGTCCGTCCGTCTCGCCGAAAGAGGCCTCGACGGACGTGCATCTCACCATGTCCGAGAGCCTCTATGACCGGGCGTATCAACGCGCCGCCCATCAGCGGGTGTCGGTGCAAGACGTCATCCGGCAAGCACTCGCCAAGGATTTAGAAACCCAAAATAGACGCCCGTAAGCGGCCTCCGTAGCATTGGGGCCACCCCATGTTTAGTAGGGCGTATTCCCTTCTCGACAACCTCAAGACGCTCGACGAGGATCAGCGGATCATCGAAGGCCTCGCCTCGACGCCGGAAGTCGATCGCGCGGGCGATGTCGTCGTGCCGGAAGGGGCGACGTTTAACCTCCCGATGCCGTTATTGTGGCAGCATCAAGCCGACCAGCCCATCGGCAACATTCTGAGCGCGACCGTCACCAAGGGCGGGATCAAGATTCGCGCGCAGATCGCGAAGGACATCGGCCTCCCTGAAATTGAGCGCGCCTGGCGACTCATCAAGTCCGGCCTCGTGCGCGGCTTTAGCATTGGCTTCAAGGCCTTGGAGATGGAGCCGCTCAACGCGAAGGATCCCTGGGGTGGGCAGAAGTTCACGAAGTGGCTCTGGCTCGAAACCTCGGCCGTGACCATTCCGGCGAATGGATCGGCCAGCATTTCGCTCATCAAGTCGATTGATACGGCGCAACGCGCCACTCAGCCCTCCTATGGGGGCCTCGATAAACAACCCTCGCCTTCCTATGTGGGCGGCTCCCAACAGAAGGAGTCGCGCATGGCGACACCCATTGGCGATCAGATTACCTCGGCGATTGCCGAGTTGCAGACGAAGCACGCCCGACTCGAAGAACTGAACACGCGGGAGACGGCGGACGGCAGTCTCGAGGAGCACGAAGTCGGCGAGCGCAACGCGCTGTCCGGCACGGTCGTGTCCCTGGCCGGTAAGGTCAACAGCCTCAAGGCGCAAGAAGCCGCGCAGGCCGCAATGGTTCGCACGGTGGTCGTCAAGGCCCCCACGGGCGACGTGCGCGAGACGCATCAACCACAATCGCATGTGGTCATGGGCGACGCGCCGGAGCAGAAGTTGCCCCCCGGCATCGAACTGTCCAAATACGTCATCTGCCGCGCGGCGGCGCTCCGGACGGGCGTTTCGGCGTTGGAGCTGGCGAAGCATCACTTTCCCGGCCTGACGCGCATTCAGGCGTTGCTCAAGGAAGTCGTGCCGGCCGGGAGCACGCTCGACTCGACGTGGGCGGGGCCGCTCGTTTACCCGACGAACTTGGTTTCCGAGTTCATCGAGTATCTCCGACCGCAGACCATCATCGGCCGCATTGACGGCATGACGCGCGTGTCGTTCAATTCCCGCATCGGCGGCGAGACGTCGGGCGGGGCGGGCTACTGGGTCGGGCAGGGTAAGGCGAAGCCGCTGACCAAGGGCGACTACAACGAGACGACCATCCCGTTCACGAAGGTCGCGAATATCGCCGTCCTGACGGACGAGTTGGTGCGGTTCTCGAGCCCGTCGGCGGAAGCGCGCGTGCGCAGTCTGCTCGTGCGGGCGCTGCAGGAACGGCTCGACATCGACTTCATCGATCCCGCGAAGGTGGCGGTGTCCGGTGTCTCCCCGGCCTCGATCACGAACGGCATCACGAACCTCGACGCCTCAGGCGTGACGCTCGACGCGGTCGATGTGGACGTGCAAGCCCTGATGAACTCCTTCATCTCGGCACACATCATGCCGACCCACTGGATCATGCCGAACAGCGTCGCGCTGGCGCTGTCGCTCATGCGGACGTCGCTCGGGGCGTATGCCTTCCCGACGATCAACATGAACGGCGGCACGTTCTACGGGTTGCCGGTCGTGACCTCGCAGTATGCGATTCTCGGCACGCCAGCGAACAACCTGATCGTGCTGCTGGCGGCGCCGGAGATCTTCTTGGCGGATGACGGCGGGTTCTCGATGGACCTGAGCCGCGAGGCGTCGCTCGAGATGGACGATGCCCCGGTCATGGATGCCGGATCGCTCGGATCGCCCGCTGGTGCGACCGGATCGGTGGTCGTGTCGATGTTCCAGACGAACAGCGTCGCGCTGCGTTGCGAACGCTACATCTACTGGACGCGTCGGCGCAATGCCGGCGTGGCCTGGATGGATGACGTGCAGTGGTCCGCGGGCACCGCATAGGAGCCTGACGGCGTAACTCGGACGCGCATCCGTTGGGGTATCACCAGCGGGTGCGCGTTTGTCATATGTGAGGGTGGATGTTCAACGGGATATGGCTGGTGGCCTCGGAGCCCTTGGAGTTGCAGGGCCGAGAGATTGCGACCGGCGAGCGGTTTCAGATCTCCCGCATTCACTCGGGCGCGCTGCTCGCACAGGGCCGCGCCACGGTCGCGCCGAAGGTGCCCCCGGCACCAGTTCCTCCAGTTCCCGCTCGGCGCAGTCGGGCGCGCAAGATTTCCACCGCCAACATCATCTCCGAGTCTTCGCTTCCTGAGCACACGCGCACGTATACGCGCCGAGACATGGAGCCGGAAGAGTGAAGCTGTTCGGCCTGGAGATTTCCCGCATCACCAAGGCGCCCGTCGCCGCCATGAGCCCCGCGAACAGTGCCGGGCTGGTGGGCGTGGGATCCTCGCGCGGGGGCTGGCATTCCATTATCCGCGAGAGTTTCACCGGGGCCTGGCAGTGCAACATTGAGACGCCCCTCTGCGATCTCCTGCAGCATCCGACCGTCTTTGCCTGCCTGCGACTCATTTCAGGCGACGTCGCGAAGACCCGCTTTGAGTTGGTGCGGGAAGAGGAGAACGACGTCTGGGCACCGACCGAGAATGCGGCCTTTTCGCCCGTCCTACGGCGCCCGAATCACTATCAGACGCCGTTTCACTTCCGTATGGTGTGGATGCTGTCGAAGCTCATCCACGGCAACACCTACGCCCTGAAGCAGCGGGACGCACGCGGGGTCGTGACGGACCTGTATGTGCTCGACCCGGCGCGCGTGAAGCCGTTGGTGGCGCCGGATGGCTCCGTGTTCTACGAACTGAACACCGACAACCTGTCGCAGCTCCCCGAGTCGGTCGTGGTCCCCGCGCGCGAGATCATGCACGACCTCTGGAACCCGTTTTACCATCCGCTCGTCGGGATCTCGCCACTCTATGCCTGCGGGATTGCGGCCATGCTCGGCCTGAAGATTCAGGCGAATAGTGCGAGTTTCTTCGCGAATGGGTCGCAGCCTGGCGGCATCCTGACGGCGCCTGGCAGCATCACACAGCCAACAGCGGCGCGGCTCAAGGAAGACTTTGAGACAAATTTTGGTGGTGTGAACCGAGGGCGCGTGGCGGTCATGGGCGACGGGCTGACGTATGAGCAATTAGCCGAATCGGCAGACAAGTCGCAACTCAACGAGCAGTGGTCGTCGGCCTGTGAGGCCATTGCGAACGCCTTCGGGGTGCCGTGGTATCTCGTGGGCGGACCGCAGCCACCCTACAACAACATTCAGGCGCTCAACGTCCAGTATTACACCCAGTGCCTCCAGCCGTTGATGACGTCCTTCGAGTCCGTCATGGATCACGGGCTCGGGCTGGCGCCGGATAAGGTCGGCGGCGTGCGGCTCGGGACGCAGTTCAATGTCACCGACCTGCTCCTGATGGACTCGTCGACGATGATGGACGTCATCTCGAAGGGCGTCGGGTCGGGCGTGTTGACGCCGAACGAAGGCCGCGCGCGGCTCAACCTCGGGCCGATGAAGGGCGGCGGGACGCCGTATCTGCAGCAGCAGAACTGGAGCCTTGCGGACCTGGATGAGCGGTCGAAGAATCCCATCCTGACACCGCCGACCCCGACGCCTGCCCCCGCGGAGCCTGAAGAGGACGACGAGGACGACGTCGAAGCGGCCTTCGCGGTGAGCCTGCGCAAAGAGTTGGAGTTGACTTCGTGACACCGACAGACCTGGCGATGCTGACGAAGGCGATGGGGCCGGTGATTCGGGAGTATGCCGCGAAGGAAAATGCCGCCCTGCGCGCGGAGAATGCGGCGCTCGTGGCGCGGGTGACGGCGTTGGAAGTCCTGAAAGTGCAGACGCCTCGGGATGGGCGCGATGGCAAGGATGGCATCGACGGCCGGAACGGTGAGAAGGGCGAGCGCGGCGAGAAGGGCCTGGACGGGGTCAACGGCCGCGACGGGGTCGATGGCAAGGATGGCGCTGCGGGCCTCAATGGCAAGGACGGCGCTCCTGGCGCTCCCGGCATGGACGGAATGAATGGCAAGGACGGCGCTCCTGGCGCTCCCGGCATGGACGGAATGAATGGCAAGGACGGCGCTCCCGGCCTGAACGGGAAAGATGGTGCGGACGGCCTCAATGGCAAGGACGGTGCCCCGGGCCTGAACGGGAAAGACGGTGCGCCAGGTTTGAACGGCAAGGACGGCACTGTTGGCGACCGTGGCCTCCAAGGCGAGAAGGGCCTCGACGGGCGCCACGGGATTGACGGGATGCACGGCAAGGACGGCACGAACGGGATCGACGGCCTCGGGTTTGATGACTACGACCTGTATTTAGACGAGAAGCGCGGCTTTGTCTTCCGTCTCAGTCAAGGCGACCGCGTGAAGGAATGGGTGCTGCCTATTCCGTTCTATACGGGTGACTACGAACCTGGCAAGGAGTATCCGGCTGGCGCATCCTTCGCGTTTGATGGCAGCACTTGGGTGGTCAAACAGAAGACGAGCGCCAAACCTGAGCATGGGTCGCCGCTCTGGTGGATTTCGAGTCGCCGCGGCAAGCAGGGCAAGGAAGGGAAGCAGGGAAAGGACGGCAAGGACGGCCAGAACCATACCTCTATCGACCCGGCGACAGGACGGACATGGTAAAGCGCCTAATGGTGTTCGCCTCGGTGCCACGGCTCTTGGAGGGCGGGACGGTGCTCGTGATGGGCTCAGGCCCCTCGCTCAATCAGTCTGACGTCGACCTCGCGCGCGCGCATGTCTCGGCCGTGATCGCGGTGAACGATAGCTACAAACTGGCACCGGACGCGGACGTGCTCTATGCGGCCGATGCCCGCTGGTGGGGCTGGCATAAAGGCGCGGTCGCACACGTCACGGGCGGCGGGGTGAAGTATCCCGAGTTCACCGGCCGGTATAAGTATGCGCTCGCTGCCGTCCCCGGCTACCCCGACGTGCAGGTGCTCCGCCGTGGGCCGCAGACCGGCCTGACATTGGACCCGGCGCGCGTGGCGGTCGGCCTCAACGGGGCGTATCAGTCCATCAACGTCGCGGTGCATCTCGGGGCCTCGCGGGTGATCTTGATCGGAGTGGACATGCAAGGCGGGCACTTCTTCGGCCGGCACCCGAACAATAGCGGGCCGCCGTTCTCCATGTGCCTACAGCGCTTCGAGACGCTGGTGGCGCCGCTCAAGACGGCGGGCGTCGAAGTGCTGAACTGCAGCCGGAAGACGGTGCTCAAGGCCTTTCCGCGCGTGGACCTCGAAGACGCGCTCGGCATTCGGGAAGAGATCGCGGTATGAGGATTCCGCTGGCGACGGTCGCGGACCCGTTACAAGTAGAACGCGTGCGCTCGCTGCTCCAGGGCCGCGCGTGTGTCGTGGTGGGCTCGGCGCCGCTCAAGGCGTCCGCTGCGGACGTGGACGAGTCCGAGGTAGTGATCGCGGTCAATGGCGGCATCTCCAGCGTGGCGCGGCCTGTGGACCTGTGGGTCGTAGCGAGCCGGTCGGTCGATAAGCCTGGCAGCGGCAAGATCAAGCCACTCCACCGGACGATGCTGCAACAGGCCAAGGGCAAGACGGCCGGGCATGTGCTCATGCTGCGTGGCCCGAAAGAGGCTAGCGAGCAAGACACCCTCGCGGCGTTGGCGCAGCTCCACGTCTGCTATCGAACGTGGTCGGTGCTCGACAAGCCGACCAAACTCTGGATGGAGAAGTCGACCTGTGCGCGCATGGAGCGGGAGCCGTGCTCGTCGGGCATCCTGGCGACGGCGATCGCCCTCTGGTGCGGGGCCGAGTCGGTGCGGCTGGTGGGTTTCTCGCTGAAGCCGGGCTATCAATA